TGGTTGCCCGCCCGGGCCGGGCGCCGACCCCCAGGGGGTCATCAACCTCTAAAAGTGCAAAAAAGTGAGACCGCGCCCTCCTCTCGTGTGAGTTTTCGCGAAATTGAGGGGTGGGGGTATCTGACCCAGAACTCAAAAAGGAACTGGTAAGATAAAACTGGACACGGTGGGGGTAGAAACTGGACATAACGATTGGTATTCTGAACAAGAAAAACTCGTTGTGGACAGACGGAACCAAACGTGGACAGGAGGACACCACAATGAAGTACACGCGGGACGAAAGACTGGACATTGGTCGCAGGATCTACCAAGGCGAGATCAGCAGGTTTGAGGCAGCGGAAAAATATGGTATCGGCAGCGATACAGCTCGCAATTACATGCGGATATACCGAGCGGAGAACCATCTTCCCGCCAGGATTGTCGAGTCGAATGCAGACAAAATAAAAGAGCCGCCTCGGCCGCCTGTGCGCTTGGAAGATTACGAGTCAATGACCAAGGAGGAACTGCTACATGAAATTGTCAGGGCTAAAATCATCGAAGCGCGGCTAAAAAAAGGATACATAGTGAAGGGAGATGGTATTCTGGAGGGTTGCAGTCCTTCAGACAGCAAGAGTACCAAGTGATCCTGGAACTATCTGAGATGTTTCCCATTAAACTTTTATGCCAGACCATGGGCATTCAACGAAGCAGTTTCTATAACTGGAAGGCACATCTGTCCAATCCCTCAAACCGAACGCGGGCCCTGATTGCATCTATTCTGCTGTTCCAGGAGTATCACCTGAAGTATCCGTCACATGGCTACCGCTGGTTGAATGCGAAGATCCACCTGGATACAGGGGAGATAATGTCCGACCAGTATGCGCACAAATGCTGCAAAACAGCCGGGGTGAAGAGCCAGGCAAGGCACTACCAGTATAGAAAGCCAGGAGAGCCTTACAGAGTGTTCCCGAATTTACTCATGACGGAACTGAACATAAGGGGGCCGTTGCAATGCATCATAAGCGACATGACAGCATTCCATGTCAAGGGGGTTTATTACGAGCTGACCTTGTATATGGACCTTTGGAACAATGAGATTGTCAGTCATTCATTATCTTCAAAACGTGGAGATCGGATGACATACATCAGTGGGCTGAACGGTTTGTTGGCATTGAAAGAGGCCTATCCTGAACACAAGATGGTGCTGCATTCGGATCAAGGCGCTGTCTATTCCTCGAAAGACTTCAATGATCTACTTCCCATGTACAACATTGTCCATTCAATGTCACGTGTAGGGACGCCGACCGACAATGCAGCGATGGAGGCGATCAATGGTTGGATAAAAGCGGAGTTGTTTATGGACCTTCATGTTACGGGTGACAGGTGCGTTGACGAGGAGATTGATGAATACATTGTATTCTTTAATGAGCAACGTCCTGCTTACTCTCTGAATTACCTGACTCCCAAGCAATATCGGGAACGGTTTGCTTCGGTTACTGGTTGCTGATAGATTCCGAAGCCGGAGGAACCAGGAAAACGCGTACGCAGCCACCGCCCACGGCGGCTTGTCCTTGACAGGTTCTTGAGAAACAGTACGATCTCCGTTTCGACGGCGAAAATGAGTTCTGGTTGCTGATGAGTTCTTCGCCGTCGGTAGGCCTCATACAATGTTTCTCAAGGTTCTGTCAAGGATGGCGTCGGCAGGGCAGAATAGTCCATTCGAAATTTTCTCCAAATTTATTAAACCATCTGTGTCCAGAATATATTGACTACTGCAAAAACCGCCCCTGTGAGCGGCTTATCTACCAATACTACGAACAATGTGGAGGTACCTCTTGAATACGCAGATGAACCTGCAGCGGATTGCAATCGAAAAACTCAAACCCGCGAAATACAACCCGCGCAAGAACCTAAAGCCTGGTGATCCAGCCTATGAGAAGATCAAGCGCAGCCTTCACGAGTTCGGCTATGTGGATCCTGTGATCTGGAACGAGGTGACTGGCAACATTGTCGGAGGGCACCAACGCCACAAGGTGCTAGTAGCAGAAGGCGCAACCGAGATCGACTGCGTGGTGGTGCACATCGAAAACCCGCAGGACGAGAAAGCCTTGAACATCGCACTCAACAAAGCAGTCGGTGAGTGGGAGCCGGTCGCCCTGGCTGACCTGCTCTCGGAGCTCCAGTCCGCTGGCTATGACCTGGGCGCGACCGGCTTTGATGCCGCTGAAATCGCGGATCTGTTTTCCCAGGTACATCATAAGGATGTGACGGACGATGAGTTCGATGTCGAGAAAGCACTTGAAGAGGCGCCCTTTGTCGAGAAGGGTGACGTCTGGTTACTGGGCCGCCATCGTCTCATGTGTGGAGATGCCACGCAAAGCGATGATGTGCAGCAGTTGATGGATGATCAAAAAGCAAACCTCTGCATTACGGATCCACCCTACGGCTGCGATTACACGGGCGGTACGGGCATGAAGATCATGAATGACACCTTGAAAGGCAAGGAGTTCTATGAGTTCCTGCTCTCCGCCATGAAGAACATCTATGAGCATCTCGCAGACGGCGGAGCGCTGTATGTCTTCCATTCGGACGCCGAAAAGGTCAACTTCTTCAATGCGGTGGTCGATGCGGGGTTCCACTACTCAACAACCTGCATCTGGGTGAAAAACTCTCTGGTCATTGGCAGGATGGACTATCAGATGCGGCATGAGCCCATCATCTATGCCTTCAAGGACACTGCTCGTCACAAGTTCTATGGCGACAGGAAGCAGACCACCATCTGGGAGTTTGACAGGCCGACAAAATCCAAACTGCATCCAACGATGAAAAGCCTTCCCCTGATTGCCTATCCCCTCAAGAACTCCTCTCAAGAGAACGGCATTGTGGTGGACTTGTTCGGTGGTTCCGGCTCCACCCTCATGGCGGCAGAACAGATGAACCGCAAGGCTTGCCTCATGGAGTTGGATCCCAAGTATGCCTCTGTGATTGTGCAGCGCTATGCTGCGACCAAAGGCAATACTGATGATATTTTCGTTCTCAGGAATGGTGAAAAACTGGCATGCTCGACTGTCTACCAGCCCTCGGATGATGATTTGTCCTTCCAGGACGCAAGCGTGGATGATCTGCAGAATGGTCCAAAGAAATCTGCTGATCTCGGTTAGGGTCTTTCTGCTATGCGATGGAGAGAAGATCACTCCGATAAGGTGCCCAAACCCATTGAAAAACAAGAGAAAATGACTTGACTATCCCCTTGCCTTGAGTGATAGATGCCATACATCGAAAGGAGGCATCCACATGGAAATCAAAACGAGAACCGAGAACCGGTCCGCCATGGCCAAGGCGATGGCGCAGCACTTGGGCTTGGAGTCCAAGTACCAAGGTCCACCCAGCTTCGCCTACCAGGTTGGCGATCTGCTGGTGACCCGGGAGGGCAGCATCCAATCCGACAACGAGGCACTGCTGGAGCAGATCCGCCCCTTCCTTATGGACAAGGGCTGGCTGGAAGAAGCCATTGAGCTCTTCCTGGTCAACCTCCCGACCACTGGCATGGATGGCACCCACCTGACAAACCTTGTCAACATGGTGCATTCCAAGCAGTACCTGCTCAACCGGATGCTGCGCGGGGAGTATTTCCGCATCGGCGCAGACTTCATTCAAGTGCTCAAAGCGAAGGCCCCCCAAAGCGCTGCGGACTTCCTGGCCATATACCAGGCACTCCCTGAGGATGCCTGCAAGGGACTAAAGTTCACGGAGGACCGCGTCGCCTTCGCCTTTGCGATGCAGGAGGACCCGGACCGTGTGAAAGCGCTCATGGAGCTGGCCTCGGCGGTTGTCGCCGCCTGCAAGCTGGCCAAGCGCGTAGGGTCCAATGAAACCATCTCAGACAATGAGAAGTTCTACCTGCGCGCCTGGCTGGTGCGCATTGGCATGGGCGATGAAGAGCACAAGCAATCCCGCCGCCTACTGCTGGAAGGACTCAAGGGGCATACAGCCTTCAAGACCCCTGAGCAGCAGGAGCGCCACCGCATCAAGTATGGTACCAAGCCAGTAGACGTTGGCGAGCCCTAAACCCATACCAACCATTCATCCAGACCGCCTTCGGGCGGTTTTTTCAATACAACACATTAAGGAGGGGTGCACGCATGGCAGTCAGAGGGCGGAAGCCCAAGCCTACAGCCATCAAGCTGCTGGAAGGCAACCCGGGCAAGCGCCCTTTGAATGAATCCGAGCCCACACCGCCCAAGGGGCAGATCAAGTGTCCCACCTGGCTGATGCCGGAGGCCAAGAAAGAATGGAAGCGGTTGGCTGCCTCCCTGGAGGCCATGGGCGTTTTGACCATGGTGGACCTGACCGCCTTTGCGGGCTATTGCCAGGCCTACGCGCGCTGGCGTGAGGCTGAGGAGTTCATCTCCCAGCACGGCTCCATCTTCAGGACACCCTCTGGCTATGTGCAGCAGGTTCCTCAGGTCTCCATTGCACAGCAGAACTTGAAGATCATGCAGTCCTTCTGCACCGAGTTTGGCCTGACCCCTGCCTGCAGGGCGCGGATCATCGCTGCTGGTGGGAAGATGGATGAAGGTTATAACCAGGATCCCATGGAACTGCTGCTCAGGGGCGGGTGGAAAGATGCCCTATGACGAGATCCGGGCCAAGCGCGTACGGGACTTTGTTCAGTGCTTAAAGCATACCAAGGGCGAGTTCCATGGAAGGCCTTTCAAACTGCTGCCCTGGCAAGAGAAGATTGTCAATGATGTCTTTGGTACAGTGCGGGATGAAGACCCCACCATGCGACAGTACTCCCAGGTCTACATCGAAATCGGGAAAAAGAATGGAAAGCAGCTCAGCCTGGATACCCCGATTCCGACACTGGATGGCTGGAAGACAATGGGTGAGATGGCGGTTGGAGATACTGTTTTTGATGAGCAAGGCAAGCCCTGCCGGGTGTTGGGACTCAGTGCCATCGATGATACCGAAACCTGCTATCGCATCACCTTCAGGGATGGCAGCCACATTGACGCAGGGGAAGGGCATCTCTGGCAAGTCCAGGTCACCAATAATGGGAACCGATCCAAGATCCTCACAACCGGTGAAATCTATCGCAAGACAATTGCCTTCCGGGAACGCCATCGTGGAAAGAAGGATGCCCTGCGGTCTCTGGTGCGCATCCCGGTGGCAGGCCTCATTCAAACCCCAGCCCAGGACCTGCCCTTGGACCCCTATGTGTATGGCTACTGGTTGGGCAACGGGCATGCGGTGAATCCCGAGCTGACGGTCCGCGCCTGTGACAAGGATCGAATTATTGAAAGCATTCCCTATCCGATCAGCTCAATGTGGATGCAAAAGGGCGGTGGCAGCGTGGTACTGCGAGTCCCTGCGCTCAAAACCCTGCGCCTCCGCAGTTTCAGAGACAATGTGATCCAACCTGAGTACCTGCGTGCATTCCAAGCACAGCGCTGGGCACTCTTGCAGGGGCTCATGGACTCGGATGGCTGCATCAGCACGGCGAAGTCCCAAAGCGTTTATGTCAGCACCATTGCTCAGTTGGCAGAAAGCGTGCGCGAGCTTCTGTGGTCATTGGGCATCAAGAATGCCATGACCTTGTCTCCATCCACCAGATACGGAGTCGAAACCGGTGAAACACTCTATACCATCCGCTTCACCACCTTTGAAGACCAGCCGACCTCCAGGCTTCAGCGGAAGTCCGAGCGTGACAGGCCCCGAACAAAAGAAACGCGGTCCTGCTTTCACTACATCCGCGACATTGAGCCCCTCCCCCACCCAGTGCCCATGCGCTGTTTGCAAGTGGACAGCCCTTCCAGGCTCTACCTTGCAGGCCCTTCCTTTGTTCCAACACACAACAGCGAGCTGGGTGCCGCCCTGGCCTTGAACATGCTGGTCAATGATGACGAGCAAAAGGCAGAGGTTTACTCCTGCGCCTCGGATCGTCAGCAGGCTGGTATTGTGTTTGATGTGGCCGTGGACATGGTCAGGCAAAGCCCCGCCTTGCACAAGCGCATCAAGATCGTGCCCTCTACCAAGCGCATGATCTACCAGCCAACGGGCAGCATTTACCAAGTGCTCTCGAGCGAGGTTGCCACCAAGCATGGTTTGAACGTGTCGGCCTGCATCTTCGATGAGCTGCACACCCAGCCCACGCGTGCCCTGTATGATGTCATGACCCAGGGCTCGGGTGACGCCAGAAAACAACCCTTGTGGATCTTCCTGACCACCGCCGGCACGGATCGCAATTCCATCTGCTGGGAGGTCCACTCCAAGGCACTGGACATCCTGCAGGGCAGAAAAGTAGACCTCAGGTTCTACCCTGTGGTCTTTGGCCTACCCGATGACGCGGACTGGCAGGATGAGAAGAACTGGTACAAGTCAAACCCCTCCCTGGGGCACACGATCTCCATTGACAAGGTGCGGGATGCCTATCACAAGGCGCTGGAGACACCGGCTGATGAGAACATGTTCCGGCAGCTGCGCCTCAACCAATGGGTCAAGCAGTCCATTCGCTGGATGCCCATGGACCGCTGGGACGAGTGCGGTCAACCGGTCCGTGAGACGGACCTTGAAGGCCGTGTGTGCTATGGCGGCCTGGATCTTTCATCAACCAGCGACCTGTCTACTTTGGTGCTGGTCTTCCCGCCGGAGGCAGAGGATGAGCCCTACCAGGTGCTCCCCTACTTCTGGCTGCCTGAGGAGACCCTGCCCTTACGCGTGCGGCGTGATCATGTGATGTACGACGTCTGGGAGCGTCAAGGCTTCCTGCAGACCACGCAGGGGAATGTGGTGCACTATGGGCACATCGAGCAGTTCATCGTGAACCTGGGCGAGCGCTTCAACATCCGGGAGATCGCCTATGACCGCTGGAACGCGACCATGATGGTGCAATCCCTGGAGGACGATGGTTTCACCATGATTCCATTTGGCCAGGGCTACCGGGACATGTCGCCACCTACCAAGGAACTCATGCGCATGGTCCTGGAACAGAAGCTGGTCCATGGCGGGCACCCGGTGCTCCGCTGGAACATGGACAATGTGTTTGTCAGGACCGATCCAGCTGGCAACCTGAAGATCGATAAACAGAAGTCCACTGAGAAGGTGGACGGCGCGGTGGCCCTGGTGATGGCCTTGGACCGCGCAATGAAGAACCAGAGCACCGGCAGCGTCTATGACGATCGCGGTCTGATCATTTTATGAGGTGTGTATGCCTAGAAAACCAAACCGCCCCTGCAGGCATCCAGCCTGCCCAGCCTTGTCTGACCAGGTCTATTGCTCCCTGCACCGGGGTGCTTACCTAAGGGAGAGCGCGCACCAACGCGGATATGACGCCAAGTGGCGGGCTGCCAGGAAGCGATACTTGAAGCGACACCCGCTCTGCGTACTATGCAAGTCCAGGGGAGAGCTGAGCCCCGCCACCGTGGTTGATCACATCGTGCCACACCGCGGGGACATGCAATTGTTCTGGGACCAAAGCAACTGGCAGCCCCTGTGCAAGCACTGCCATGATAGGAAGACAGGGCAAGGGTCATAGGGTCATAGGCTCGAATCTGTATCATTATTGCACCATTTGTCGGCATTTCCGCCCATAACCAAAAGCAATTGTACTAATTGATACAATTATATTGACACACGGTGTAGAATCGCGTACCATGACAACGGAGGTGGCCTTGCGTTGAATCCTTACTACAACCAGAATTACACTCGTGACGATGTTGAAGCGGTACTTACTCGGATAAAGTCCTGTGTAGAAAAGGGAAATTACATCATTTCCCAGAATGAGAATCGGCAGGAGAACATCGACTTCATCAATGAGTATAACATCCAAAGCAGAAAGCAAAAGACCATCTTGATGCAGATTCAGACTGGGGACTTTTGCCACTCCCTAGGGAATACTAATCCTGGTTTTGAGCATGAAGTTCTCTACGTGTTTGTTCCCCAGGTACTGCTCTACAATCCAGACGGGGAAGAAGAAATCGTCGACGTGTACACAAAGTTCAACATCATC